TCATTGAATCCGCTTACACGATTGAAGTAGTGCATAAAGTCGTGATAGAATTCACTGTTAGTATCATGCCACAGTTTGTAGTTTGTATCTATTACTGCTTTATGATAATGGAACACTTCCATTTCTTCTGTATCTATAGCATCTGCAATGCAATCAAAGGCGCCCCCAGTCCATTCATCCACACTTTGAGAAGGATTTGGATCAAGCGTTACCCATACCATGCCACCATGCCTAACCTCACTATGAAGGGGTATTCCACTTGGCATTTTTGTCATGTTTCCTGACGGCTTTAAATACTGGTCAGCCTCATACGCTTTAACAACTTTTACTTCAGGCCCTGTATTGACAGCACAAATCTTTTCTCCGGCAATCTGTGTAGTGCGGTAATCGCCCATATTATACATTTCGCTAATGTGGCACATTGGTATCCACACTTTTGAAAATATGTTTTCGATCTCTTGCTCGTATAAGCTGTGATCAGAATATATTAAGGAACTAATATGTTCCACTTTAGGCTTTTTAGCCCAATCCCTATGGTTTCTTGGTGGCATTATTATCCTCATTTGTTTCCCTAACACAGAAGCATGTGGCATTTGGATTATCAAACCCATGCTCTGTGATACCTACATGACAACTAGACAGCCATTTATATGTATCATGCACTGTCACCTTTACCTCTACAGGATTAGCAGAAATAAGACAAAACATGATTACATTAAGATTTATAACCGCCTCCTGCTTTTTTGTAAGCTGACGCTAACATTTGAGCTTTTCTAGCGCTCCACTGACCCGGAGCGCCGCCCTTACCCCCAGCTTTAATTCTGTTAAATATACGCTTTCTCATTCCCGGTTTAGTATAGTTACCAGCCTCATTTACTTTTGACTTTGTTTTGCCGCCAGAAGACATAGGAAGGGCCTTGCCCTTCCGTGAGTAAGAACCCTTACCTTTTTTTGGCTTTACAACCTTTGGCTTTAGAGCAGGGCTTGCTAAGCTCTTTGCCACTGGATTACCGCCTTTTTTCATGGCGATGGGCTTCTTGCTCTTGTTGGCGCACATCATTTTTGCTGCTCGCATGACACCTCTCCTTGACAACAGTCATATACGACTTGTCCACATGAAACGCATTGCTCATGCCCGTGGACAAAGACACTATTTAATTTTTCACCACATCGTTCACAGCGCTTGCAATGCACCCTAACCGAAGAAGTCTTTTTGCTTGTTTCGCTTATTGACATTTTTCTTATGTTTACCGGGACGGCGTATCCGTTTCCGTTTGATATGTACATTTCCAACCTGTTTTGCCATTATGATTTCTTGTTAACCTTACGCGCTGTAGAGGTGCGTCTAAATGATCTATTTTTCGCGGCAGACACAACCTTTAAATTAGAACGGCGATTGTCTGACGGGTTACCATTTTTATGAGCCACATCTTTACCATCGCCTTTTTTCACTTTGCCCACCTTAGCCATTTTACTTCTAGCTGCATTTCTACTTGCTCGGCTTTTCTTTTGTTTGTCAGACGATTGATAATTTTTATATTCGCCTTTGTAATTACGTTTCATTTGTGGACCTTTTGAAGAGGAAAAACAGCTTTTAGACTAGCGCCCTTGTGAGGTTTAAACCCACCACTTGGGTTTTTCATAAGTTTATAGCTGCTTCCGGACTTCATCCAGTGAAACCCTTTTGGAGCAGTTACAGACTTCTTTTCCATTAGCACATACGCCCCTTAGTCTTGCCTTTTATAGCTATGCCATCACGCTTCTTTTTCATAGCGCCGCCACCATACATTTTAGACATTCCCTGCATCATGTCAGCGCCCATACCTGCACCAGCTTGTGGAGCAGCGTCTGCTGCTGGAGCGGCGGAGCCTTTTTTCTTTTTACCCGCATTCATAAGAGCAGCTAGCGGGCTTACGTTCTTTAAGCCTTTTCCAAATGCCCTACCAAACATACCCTTTCCGCTGATTGCCCCAGCAAGAGGGCTAATTGATCCCAGTAATTTACCGCCACCAATCATCTTTTTAACTTTTTTCTTCTTTCCATAAGCCACTTGCTTCTCCATGTTTGCTCTTGAAATTGTCATTTCATCCAGCCAATAAATAAATGGGCTAGAGCGCCTACAGCGCCACCTAGCCCTATGATAACCCAAAACGCGCCTTTCCACCTGTTTGCCTGAGCTTTTAAATCAGACACCTCTTTGTGGACATGACGCACTTCATCTGAGAGCGTTTTGATGCGCTCCTCTAATCTGGCTAAAGTTACTTCTACTTTTTCAGCCATTAGCACTTCCACCGTCTGCGGGCCTGTCTTAGGCGGCTGTTAGGATTTGATGCTGCTTTAGGAAACTTCTTCATTTGACCAGCGGAACGGGCGCAGAAAGACTTACGCCGTTTAGCTGCTGTGCTACCGGGCTTTACCTTGCCTGTCACCGCTGTCTTGAGCTTGCTTCCGGGATTTTTAGCTCTGTAAGCCTTAACCCCTTTAGCGGTCATTCCCGCGCCCTTTTTAGTAGCGCGGAAATTACCTGATTTAACAGACGTTTTTATAGGCGTTTCTTTCTTTCTAGGCATAGGAACATCTCCCAAGTTAGGCCAGAAGAAGAGTTACCTGACTTCCAGAACCAGTCAATGCAGCAAAGAAAACACCGTCTTTTGCCAAGATGCCATCATCGGGAAGGAATACTTCATTCCATCCTGCGGCAACGCTAATGTCAAGAAGTGTGGTTCCGCCAGCGGTTCCATTCTTCAAAGTCAAAGCAGTGACATTTGTTCCGTAGACTAGGATGTTTTTGATCCTAGACCTAGAGGGACCAATTAAAGCAGGTGTGTCGCCTGTATTAAAGTTATACGCCTTTACATCACCATCAGCCATAATAACCTCCTATTAAGCAAGGTTATTGTTTTGCTGATACAGAATTGTAAAACGAACAAGGCCTGCGTTTGTGGCAGCAGAAGCGGTCACAGTCAAACGGATGTCTGTTGTGCCAGTATCCTGCCAAGCTAACGCAGCACCAGCTTGTGTTGTTGGGTATTTACGACCAGCGTCTGTTCCAGATGCAAAAGTGTTCAGGATTGTAGCTGCGCCGCCTGCTGTGTCTCCAACACTAAGATTGGTAGAAGCGTTAGCTGCTGTAATGATGTCAATCACACAGTCAATAATCTGAGAGTTTGCAGGAATAACAACGTCAGTGACTTGAGCGGCTAGAGCGCCACCTGACAAGTCTGCTGAAAATGTTTGAGCCATAACAACCTGACCAACGTTTGCAACGTTAGTGCCTACTGTTGTGCCTGTGGTGTTCTTGATTGTTCCGGCCTTGATTGGACCAGAAAAAGTGGTAGTAGCCATGAGGAACTCCTTGTCTTGGCTAATGTCAGCCGCCCTATGCGACTGTCAAGGTTCTTATGAATTATAACAAAAGAAAGGGCGACCCGAAAGCCGCCCAATCAATATTTGTACCCTAGTACGATTAGGCTCCGGGGGAACCGTAAACGCCAAGTGGGTCTGATACACCAAAGCTGTAACGCTCACGGGCCTTGTAGCGAACATTGCCTGTATCGAAGTCACCATCCATAGATGTTGACATTGGAGTACGGACAAAATGCTTCATGCCGTTTGGAACATCCGTAGTAAGGAAGAACGCATCATTATCCAAGAGATAATGGTTTACGCGGAATCCTTGTGGGATTGATCCGTTTGAGCGCAGAGCGTTGATGTCGTTATCGGCTGTGCCAACACGAAGATCAGTCTGCAACAGGCGAGTCGCAACGAACATCAGTGCTGGTGGAACGATCAGCTTCTGAGGACGGGCGGCTACAAGTAGACCGCGCTCGTCAACGAATGCAGCAATGTTAATTACAGCATCCTCAAGAGAAGTTTCGTTCAGATCAGCAGCAACTGCTGGACGGTTGGCGTTTACACCACCTTGTACAGTCGGGTGGTTAGCATTAAACAGAGTAACGCCGTCACCAGATGTAAAGGTTGTGAAGCCTGTGTTTAGAAGAGAAGCAGCTTTGACTTGCTTTGTGTAAGCCATAGCGCGTGCAAGAGCCTTTGTATAACGTGCTGAAAGCGCATCGTACAAATTATCTTCCATTGCTTCTTCTGTTACAGAGAAACCCATTGCCACTGTTTCGTGGTTGTAACGGGCGGTGAAGGACTCTTGTGCTGAATCGTATGAAATCGCAGAACCTTCAGGCTTTACTGGTGCAGCACCAAAACCTGACAGTTTTACTTCTTCCTCAAAGCTACGCTCTGAAGTTTCAGTTTCATAGATTTCTGCATGCTCATTTTCGTACTTTTCGTACTCCATGCCGAACAATGCATTAAGACCCGGCAAAAGCTCCTTTAAAAGTTGTGCGCGTGAAATAGCCATCAGTTACACTCCTTACGCTGAGCCAGTTGTGGATGTGTGCTGATGGTAATTAAACTTACACACCAGAATCGGGAATGAAGTACCTTTCTCATCGCCCTGATCGCCACCCAAATAATCAATCACACGGATTGGGTTCTGTGGGTCGGTGTCAAGCTCAGAGATGTCCAAGGCAACACGGCTAACCTTCAGTGAAGTGTTAGGTGCTGTTTGAACGAGCAGGCAGTTCTTGCCATAAATGTCACCAACATTTGTAGGCGCACCATCAGCTTGGATAGTGAACAGTACATTTGGATCATCTACGACATACGCCATTGCGTCAGACGCAACGGTGCTAGCAGGCCAATGCTGTGAAAACACTTTTTGACCTGAGTTAGGATCGGTGTATGAACAACCCATAAAGATACCTACCATATCAATGGCGGTTGAATCATCACCTGTTCCGGACTGCTTTTGAATGGTGGTTGTTGTACCGTTATCTACAAGCTGTGCGATATCGCCAGTGCAAATATCAGTAGCGTAACCTGACAAAATTGGGTACTGGCGGAAAACTTCCAGTGAACCAGAGTCCAATTTACCAATCGGGCGCAGACCGAAGGGAGCAGCAACTGAAGACATATTGTCTCTCCTTCTTATCTACTCAATTTAAACACGGTAAGCACCCATTATTGGCTACTTACCAAACGAAGTTTTTGTCGTCCTTTCGGGCTGCATCATGGGCATTCTTGGATCAGACTGCTTGAGATAGCTGTTATCAACTGCCTCAATCTGATTTGCATTCATTCCATCATGCGCTTCCCTACGGGAGTCCACATATTCGGTTGAGTTCTCGCAAAGTAGCAATCCTCCAACCTCAACATTACCTTGAAATCGAGAATCGATATCAGGCAACACTTGTAATTCAGGATGGTCCTCTGCCTTAACTGGCGTCCAACCCTCACGAAATTTAGCCGACACATTGGTGTTGTCACTGTTACCCAGAGTTGATGTGCGAATCCAGCGGTACTCTACACCATCGCGTGGATCGGGGGTTGGTAACATGCCCGGCCTTTGCCAAGTTTTTTTACGAGTCTCTACTTCTCTGGACTCGCTTGAGCGTGGGGTTCTGTTAGACATTAGATGCCTCCTTCAAGAGTTGCGCCGCATACTGTTCTGCCGTAAGGCCAAGTCTCTTGGCGAGTGAGACTTGTGTTGAGGTTAATTGCACTCTGCGTGGTTTTTTTGCACTCCGCTGAGCGGGGGCCACCACGGGGCCAGATTGACGAACAGGTGCTTCCTCACTTTGCTGCTCATCAAACTTGTCTGGGAACCGTTTACGCATTTCCTCATCAATGCGGCGGTAATACTCATCTGGGCGCTGAATAGGATCGGCGCCCTCTTTCGTAACTATGTGTTCATGCACTCCGTAAGCATACGCAGTCATCATTGTATCGTTTTGAAACCAGTCATTCTTCTCAGCCCACTCTTTAGTTCTGGGGTCTGGTTCAGGAACTTTCGACTTACTTTCCATAGTCTCCAATGGAATAGGAGTCGGTTCTGGTTCGGGTTTTGGCTTATAAGACTCAACCCTAAATTTTTCGTTGTTAAGGCGGCTTAGCTTTTCATTCGCCTCAACTAATTTATCAGGATCGCCTGTTTCGTAGGCTTCCTTATATTCCCTTTTAGCCTGATCCAACTGCGCGTCAACGCGAGTTTTAGCCTGCTCTACCAAAACGCCTTCACCCTCATGGAGAGTTTTTCTTAGCTTTTGGTTCTCTTCAGTTAACTTACGGGCGTAATCAACCGCTTCGTCTTGCAGTCTTGAAGCCTCTTCCTTACGGCGCCGCTCTTCGTGAAACTCATACTTCAGTTGCTTAATGCGCTTTTGCACATTTTCACTGTAGTTCGCAATCTCATCATCCTCTGGAATCTGCGGTTCAGCATCTTCCGCGCGGCGAGGCTTGCCCTTATCGTCCTCTGGAGTATCGTCCAGAATTTCCAATTCAAATCCGGAGTCATCAAGTTCTTCAAACTTTTCTTCTTCGGATTCTTTTTTCGCTAACTCATTCATGCTCTTGAATATCCTCTTGGGTCATCGACAACAGCCTCAACAGTGTCATCGTTAATGAGACGGAACTCTTGTTTATCAATCTTGAACCGTGTGCCGGAATAAGATCGAAAGATAACAAAGTCACCTTCTTTACAGTACGGACCATTAGGAAACTTATCAGCGTCCTTATATGCATCCGATCCAGCCTTTACTACAAAACCGATGACTGATGCGGTCTGTTCCGCGTTCTTCAGCGCATCTGGCATGTAAATGCCGGAATCTGTTTTCTCTTTAACCTCAAGGGGTTTAATCAAAAGTTTGTAACCAGTCGGTTCTGGCATTTTGCGGGCGACATTATCATCGACCGTTTTCTTAGCAGAATACATCCCTTTTCCTTTGCAGTGATTAAGGTTCACAGTACCTTGCAAGAGTTGCCCCTTGAAAGTCTCCACATTCACAATATATCGCAGTTAAAGCCGTAGCGGAACCCCCTAGGCATCTTCAAGCCTTTGTTCCAAATCAAGTATATCTCGCTCAATTAGAGCTAAGGCCTCTACCTTGCCCACAAGGCGCACATAGGATTCGTGATCTTCACACCCCCCCGATGCCATATGGTCTGCAATATCATTTAAATAAACTCTAATTCGGTCTTTTACTACCGACAATATTTGATCACTCATTTGTCTCCGTTAAATCCTTTGCTATTTCACGACCAAGCTCTATTCCCTGTTTAACATCTTCCCTGCGAGCTTTATCCGTTTCGGTTGCTATTTTAACGCCAAGGCGGGCGCCCTCACGCTTCTCCTCAGACTCCAAACGGTCTTTCTGGAGTTCCTGATTAGCCATTTTAGACTGTGCTTCAGTCTGTAGTTTGGCTACATCAATTTGTTTTTTATGTTCAAACTCAGCCTCTTTTAGAGCCAACTCACGCTGTTGTATTTGAGTGAGAGGGTCTTGTTGCTGTTGTTGAGCCTTCTTCTGAGCTACCTCAGCCTGATCCTTGCGTAGGAGTTTTTCCGCCGCTTCTGCGGCTAGACGAGAAATTTCAATTTCAACATCTTCTGGTAGAGGCTTCTCCTCATCCGGCATACCCACGCCTAGGTTCTTCTCTATTTCTTTTCTATACTGGAACGCCACATGCTCTGTAACGTGTGCAGATAAAGCCGCCTGAATGGCTCCTGCAAACGGAGACTGACCAATAATCTCTTGTAGTTTGGGGTCTTGCGCTGCCGCCAAGTGAACCTGAATATGTGCCTCATGGTCCTGATACTTAAACGCTTTAACAGGCTCTTGCTTTAACATAGCCATATTTTCTGTCACTGGGTCAGACGGTTTAACGTCTTCTGGCAGCTTGACTATCTGGTCTGCGTCTTTGATACCAAGCACTTCGAGCATCTGGCGGTGTAACTGACCCATGTTGTAGAGATTCGGAGCCTGTTGAGCAAGTTGCATAGCGGCTTGATACTGCACGACTCTTTGGGCCATCGTTGCTGCGTTTGGGTCTGACACAGGGATAATATCCACCCTATCATCGAAATCCTCCTGTCTGTTAAATTTTCCATCAAGTTCGTAAATATAATCAGGACCCATGTAGTCCCTTACGATCTTACCTAATATTCTAAGTTCTTTTTTCAATGCGGCATGTAGACGCGCTTGCACGCCTGACATTACCTTCATTGATCTTTCCATCAACGCAAGCGTAGTTCCGACCGGAGCTTGCGGGTTGAGGTTTCCAACTTGTACATCAGCAACGGAGCCAATCCTTCGCCCCTCTTCCACGATGTTTCCAAGCAACTGGTATAATACTGATGATGGTTCCTTGTAAGGAAGGAATGCAATCGAATCCCTGATTGCACCACCCGGAACGTCCACATCGCGGAACTCACCCGGCATGAGAGGCGAATCATCACCCTTAATACGAAGTCCGCGAGCTTTAAGACCAGCGGGGAGATTAGACAATGTACCCGCATCGATAAGTTGGCGTAGAATACTTGTGGCACTTTTAGCAAGACCACCAATAAGATGTATAAGACCCGTTCCATAGAACCCAAGGCCCGGTAAGTATCTGTAGTGAACAAAGTGTTGTCTTTTACGCTTTTTAATATCGTCTTCATACCAGTTCCTCCTTATGGACAATATTGTCAAACTGGACTTGTCTATTGTAACAACATACGGCCTTGCAATCCCATCTGGGTCATCAAACGGCTCTGGCAAATCCAAATCAGCGTGGACTTCTAAGATGGTGTGCCTGTCATCATCCTCCACAACTGCGGTTTCACCATCAATCTCATCGTACTTTTCTTGGATATCTGAATAGTCTGGCTCTGGGTCAGGAAGTTCAACATCAAGATAAAAGCCATTAACCTGAAGTTCGATGATTTCATTTGGGGTCTTCTTCATCACATGAGTGTAACGGGGCGCTGTAGCTAAATCCGCTGCGCCATAAGAAACAACAAAATCCTCTGCTGGAACAAACATAGCGCATGGTCGCTCCATAATCGGATCATAATAAACTTTCTTAAAAGATGATCCGGCGAGAGGAAGCCTGAATAACATCTGTTCAGTTTCATCTCTGTACTCTGTCATCTCCTCTGTTAGGAGATAATTCATTTCATCTTCAACGCGCTTTGACTGATCAATTTTTTCTGCGTCACGCTTCCCAAGAATTTTTGTTCGCACCGGACCAGAGGCAGGAAACAACTCTCCCATAGCCTGAGCTTGGAACCTAACAACCGCTTCTGTTAGCACAGGGTGAAACACGCCAGCGGCTCCTGCCCAAGGCTGTGTTCTTTCTTCTATCTTCATGCCCAGAAGGTCTAGGCCTTTAACGTAACTACGCGCCCAGTCTTTTCTTGATTGCCTGTCCGCTATAAAATCGTCAACAAGTTCAGAGGCTAGGCCTTGAAGCTCACCCTCATCCATAAACTCGGCTAGGTTTCCATCATGCTCAGGACCCATAAGGGACTCTGACATTTCCCCCGTAAAATCTATAACCATTGATTCGCCATCTACAGAAATGCCAACTGCATCTGGGTTTACCACCTCCACCTCAACCTCATCAGGGTTTTCGATGTCTAGGTCGGCAGGAGACATTTGTTTTTCGACAGCCATATCAATTAATCCTGTAATTCTTGTGGTTTTTGCATAATAACAGAATATATACCGTGATGGCAGTGCGATAAATCATTCACAACCCACCAACCCTTTAGCTTATAGCTTTCAACCTTATCATGCGGAACATACCGCAAGGTAAAGGTTTTAGTAATATTCCACGGGCCTTCTGTAACTTGGTTCGTCATCCCATTCATCCATAGAACTTCTTATCCATCCTCCCTGACGGAATCTCAGTAGGGCCTGAGTTGTAGAGTCAACCAAGTCATCATGCTCCCCCGCAGGAAATGCAGCACATTCCTCAATGACCTCTTCTGCCCACCTTGTAGGGGGCGCCCAAATAACTCCAGAAGCAAAAAGATCGCTAACGGCGTTAACTCTTGCTATCTTATCCTGCCCACGCGAGGGTGTAAACTCCGTAACTGGTATTCCCATTGCCCTTAATTCAAAAATCAGGGGCGCACCAGAGGCTTTTTTCTCAACAACCATCTGGTCAGGCTCATATTCCCAATATTTATCATATGCAGCACGTTTTAAGTCAGGAAATTCAAGTTTTTCCTTGTAAGCGTCCAAAAGTATTAGGTTAGGCACTGTTTCGCCCTGTTCATTTGGGTGATTAAAGACTCCCCATGTGGTACAGGCAGAATAGTCAGCTCGTTGCGTTTTCAAAAACGCAGTATCCCAGCTTTGAATGATTGCTTCGCACGGTGGCGGACTGTCTTTTTCCCATTCTTGCCACCATTCTCGCTTAATTAGCGCTCCTTCTTCAGCAGTTGGGTCCTGCTGGTACTGAGCAGACCATTTTGATACGGGCAATTCAGCCTTGAGAGCTTCTAACTGGTCTAAAGGCCAGAACTCAGGCCACAAAGGTTCACCAGATGGCATAATTGCTGGCAATTCTATGATTTCCCAGTCATCCGCGCCCTCTCTTTGTGTTGCCGACTTCATAATTGATCCTGTTAAGTCCCTAACAGACCACCTTGTCATCACTACAATGATCGCTCCGCCCGGCTGTAAACGCTGTCGCGGTCCTGATGTGTACCATTCATACACCTTGTCGTAGACTTCTGGGTTGTAAGCCCCCAGTGCCGCCTCCTGCTCCGAGTGGGGGTCGTCAATAATGAGAACGTCAGCACCTTTACCAGTAACTGCACCACCAACACCAATAGCAAAATAGTCACCTCGCTTGTTTGTGTTCCATCTTCCGGCAGCTTTTGAGTCAGAAGACAGGGATATGCCGGGGAATACCTGCTGAAAGTCATCCTGATTGATCAGGTTTCTTACTTTACGGCCAAACCCGACAGCCAGTTCTGCTGTGTGTGCGGTCTGGATAATCTTTTTCTCCGGATATTTGCCAAGAAACCATGCCGGAAACAAGTAAGACGCAAATTCAGACTTGGTATGTCTGGGTGGCATATTGACAATCAGGCGTTTTAACTCACCATTAGCCACGCGCTCAAAGGCATCTGCCATAATACTATGATGGCGCCCTGCAATAAATGAAGGCCACATCCTGTTAACGAATGTAAGGAAGTCCGATCTGGAGTTTTCCTTTTCCTTTGCCTCATCCAACTCGGCAAGAAGGTCAAGTATCTCCTGCTTTTGATTTGGCGGAAGATTAGATATCTTTTTATTTATGGCTGCCAGTTGGCTCATGTTATGTGCGTAGTCCCTTAGCTTCAGGTTTTTCCAAAGGAACAGGGGGAGTGGTTGGAACCGCATCTTTAGATGGCGGGACTTTCAATGGCAGTTTAGTTTCCAAACAGGTGGCCCCCCAGTCTATTATCTCTCCATCATCTATCCTAGGCTCATGTAATTCTTTTACAACTTCCCATGTAGGACATTCCATAACGTGCTTGGAAAAAGATTTAATTTCTCCGTTTGGAGTTACGATTACGGAGAAGAAGACAAAAAAGGTATAAAAGTCCAT